CAAAGCTAATTATCCGACAGCCTTTTACACCGTAGCATTACAATGGGCAGACGATGACGAGCTGGTGACACTGATGGGTGAAATGGAAGCGTGCAGTAATGCAAAGGTGGTGCCTCCAGATATTAATGTCAGTGAAGATGCGTTCCATACAGATTATAGCACAGACTCGATTTTCTGGTCATTGTCTCGTGTAAAACAGCTTGGAACTAAGGCTGTGCAATGGATTATGGAAGAACGCCGTAAGAATGGTGATTTTACCAGTATCAATAACTTCATTGACCGAATATTCAAGTATAAGTTGAAAAAATACGAATACTGGGATGATCCTGACAATGCTGAAGAGGCTACTCGATGCCCAGTTAACGCACGTTGCGTACTTAATCTGATACTTGCTGGTTGCTTTGATAAGGTGGAACATGCTGAATCTGTAGTGGAAAGGTACGCAATCATTGAAAAAGCAGCTGAACATCTCGGCTTTGAAATAAAAGAAAAAGATTTCCCTGTTGATATGATAGGCAAACACTATTTCTGGAGCCAGCAGCAAATTGTAGTGTCAGGTATTGGTGCTATTGACTATAAGAGAATCTATGACAACTCAGAAGCAAAAGCACAATTGAAAGGAAAAGCGTCTTACGCTACCTTACGCGATGTTGCGCCATTAGAAGCAGAAGACAAAAGGGTTGCAATATGTGCAACGGTGGTTGATGTGGAAGAACGTAAATTCAATAGTAAGAAAACTGGAAATACAGAAGTATTCTGTAAAGTCACGCTCCAGCAAAACAATGACATTTGTGAGTGTGTAGTGTGGCCGGAAGAGTATGCACAACATCGTGGTACTTTAATGAATGCAAAAAACAAATTGATCATTTTCTCTGCTACTATCAAGTACAGTGATTATGAAGGTAAAAACAATCTTCAATTTAACAAACGTAGCGTATTGGAAGTAGTATAATGAAATCAACTATTTTGGCAATTGTAGGGCCGTCTGGAAGTGGTAAAACAACATTGGCAGAACACCTAAAACATGAGTTGAATATTCCAGTTATTGTCTCTTATACAACAAGACCTATAAGAGAAGGGGAAGTGGATGGTAAAGACCACCATTTTGTATCTGAACAAGACATGCCACCACATGAAGAAATGTTGGCGTACACTAAATTTGGTGATTATCATTATTGGTCACATATCAGCCAGGTTCCTGAAAATGGTGTATGCAGTTATGTCATTGACGAAAAAGGTCTCTTGAAGCTATGGGAGAACTTCGACCAAGATTACAATATAGTGCCAATCCTTATTAAGCGTGATGCAAGCATACTGTCCAAAACAGTAGATCCAGAACGCCTAAAACGTGACAAGCTCCGGGTAACAATTGAAGATGCGGCATACAAGGCAATCATCGTCAACAACGGTACACTGGAGGAGTTTCAAAAACAAGCAGTACAAACTATTCAAACATTGATTTAATATGGCAGCCCCAAAAGAAGAGAATCCAATTCTCGTAGCATTTACATTAGACTTTGAGACTGGAGGATTGAAATGTCAGACCTCCGCTTGCACCCAGATAGCAATCCATGCTACTCGATTAGACACATTTGAACGTCTTGGTTCGTATGTGAAGTACATCTATCCATACAGTCAGAAAGAAATCAAAGGTGTAACAGCAAAGCGTAAGGTGCTCAAAAACAAACATGAGGTAGAAGACGAAAAGCCTATGGACTATGAGGCAAAAGCATTAGAGTATTCTGCCATAACGATGGATATGCTGTACAATATGGGTGTTGATATTGTAACAGTTGCAAATGAAGTAGTGCAATTCATAGCAGACCATACACCCAAAACTCCTAAAAATATGAAGCCGTTCCTTATAGGACAGAATGTGGATTTTGATAAGGGATTCTTTATGCAAATGATGGAGTACGCAGGTCTTGTCAAGGAGGTATCTAAACATTTGAGAGGCCACGAAGACTTCTACGGCCATTGGCAACCTGATGTTCTTGACACAATCATCTTAGGTCAGCTGGCAATGTGCGCCACACCTAACACTTCCTCATATAAGTTGGAATTGATGTGTGAAAGACTTGGAGTTGAGCTTGATGATGCACACGATGCAGATGCGGACGTTTCTGCAACCACAAATGTAGTCGCTGTACTAACCCAGCGAATGAGAAGTGTTGGAGGTACTATAGAAGGTGGCGAAATCAGTATGACCAAAACAGAGAAGAGCAGAAAACATTTTAAGATATAAGGTATGGACAATGAGATTAAACAAACAGTAGACGAACCACGTGTTGAGTTCAAGATGATTTCGGACCGTTCTGTGTACAATATCGTGAATGAAGACATCAACAAAACACTGGTAGAAATTTCAGGTTATGACCTCCAGATTAATTTCAACATGGAATACCTGAATAGCATTGAGGATGTGGAGGCTGCGGTTACAGGATTAGGTAATCTGTTCCGAGACATCATCATGGAGAAATTACTTGAACATAAAAAACAAAATGAGTAGAATAACTCTATTCATATTAAACAAAAGCCCTGTTTTTTGCAGGGCTTTTTAACTAAATCAAGTAATGGACTCAAAATTAACCGAAAATGAAATTTTGTTTTGTGAGCTGTACGTAAATGGTAGTGCTCCATACGCCGGCAACGCTGCAAAGTGTTATTCTGAGGTTTTCAAATGTGATTCAAAACATACTAAGCATTTAGCAAAACAGCTCTTAATGCGTGAGGACATCCAGGCTTTCTTAAAGGAACTGGACGAAATGACCTACGAAGAGGCTAAGTTTATGAAGAAATTCCTTACTGAGAACTTGATTCACATTATAGAAGAAACATCTGTTGCAGAGTATCGAGATCGGAGAGGCACAAAGCTATCCCCAGCTCCATTAAGAAGTGTGGCTGTCAGTGCAACGAAGGCATTGATGGAAATGTACCCTGTTAAGGAAGCGCAAGTTAATAAGTTGAACATTGAAGGTGCTGGCGAAGGCGGTATTACATTCAATGTAATTGTACCGGAACAACCTAAATCAGACTCTAACTCATAACAACTTTTAATGCTCGATCAAATTATCACGGCCCTTGTCGGCATGGTATGCGGAAATATCATGATGTTTTTATTGCTTCCTCAGAAACGAAAGTCAGAAGACTTGAAAAATGAAGCGCAGAATATTGAAAACGAAGCCAAACAATCTGATGAATGGCATAAGTTGTATGAAGAGGCCCACAACGAAAATAAAGAATTAAATAAGAAAATTGATTCTCTTTATGTAGATGTTGCAAAACATAGAGATGAAAAGGCTCAACTGCATATTCAAATCACAGAACTCAGCGTAGAAAACACAAGGTTAAAGATCTTGAAATGTGAGAAGCCATCTTGTCCTCATCGTCAACCTCCTACTGGTTATTAATATGAAGAACGGACAAAGAATACATATAATCCCGTCTGTCGCGTTGACAGAAATGAGATTGGAAGGATTGATTGGAAGAAGCGCAAAGGTAAGTGAAATTCTTGAACGCCCAGATGGGTCTATTAAAGGCTGTTGGGCAGTTCTTGAAGGCTCGCCATACGAAGGTGAGCAAGAATGGTATCTACCTTTTAGCTCTTTTGTCGAATGAATAAAATAGACTCAATTATAATTCATTGCTCGGCTACAAAGGCTGGAGTGAATTTCAAAGCCAAAGATATTGACCGTATGCACAAGCAACGTGGCTTTAATCAAATTGGCTATCATTATATAATTGACCTGGACGGAACAATTGAAACTGGCAGACCACTTACATCATGGGGTGCGCACTGCAACACTAAAGGTTTTTCTGATTCCTCCTATAATAAACACAGTATCGGTATTTGCTATATTGGAGGCTTAGACGATAATGGTAAGCCAGCAGATACACGTACTGAAGCACAAAAGCAAGCACTTCATGAATTGGTTGCTAAACTGTGCAAAAAATATCAAATACTGGAAATCCTCGGACATCGTGATACTTCTCCAGATTTGGACGGAGACGGTGAAGTGGAGCCACAAGAATGGATTAAACATTGTCCATGTTTTGATGTGGGAGAGGAATTTCCAAATTTCCTAAAGACCGTTGTTGTTCATCCATGAAAAAGTTACCTTGGATTTTAGTTGCTGTTTTGTCAGTTGCACTGATGTTTTCTGTAAACAAAAATGTGCAACTGGCAAATTATAGTAATGTGTACACAGACACATTAACGATCCGCGATACAATTCCATACCCAGTTCCAGTTCCACGAGACAGCGTGGTATTGCGTTACAAGTATGTCACTATACCTACCTCTCCTTCAGATTCCACTAATATTGAAAACAAGAAAGAAGACATTCAAATAGTGGAATCTTCTTCAGACTCAACTACACTCTCTATACCTATTACACAGCGTAAATACGAAACCAAAGACTTCACAGCATGGGTTAGCGGTTACAATCCTCAATTAGACAGTTGCTGGGTATATCCGAAAACCACAACGGTAACAAAGATACAAAAAGTCAATACAGGCCGTTGGGGATTAGGCGTGCAAGTTGGAATGGGAGTATGCGGCAAACAAGTCTCACCGTATATTGGAATCGGAGTCAGTTACAATTTATTTACATGGTAAAAAAGTAGCTAAATAGTAAACTCTCCAATAATCGCTTTCCTATTCTTATTAAAACGATAAAAAGACAAACAATATGGAACTACACATTAAGGACAGAATTTACATTCCACAACTTCTGCCAGCGCAGAACTCATTCATGGAATACAACTTGAAGCGTGAGGTTATTAAGAAGGTCGCTCTCACGGAAAAGGACAAAGAAGAGTATGCAATCGTAGAAGACGCTCAGGCCGGCAAGGTGACATGGGACAGCAAGAAAGACATGGAGCAGCCGTTAGTAGTGGATTTCAGCAAGCAAGAAATTGACTATTTGAAGAAGTCATGCGAGGCTCTGGCTGAAGCTGCATATCCTGACGATTTGTGGGCCACAGTTGAGAAGATCTACAACGCTGCAAATGCGTAATATCTTGTTTCGTAAACTATATACTGAAGACGCGCCTTCCAATGGTGCGTCTTTTTCTTTAATTAATGTCATACGGTATATTAAAAGCCCCTAAAAACCTTGTCATCAATCTGCAACCATCACCTAAACAGTATGAACTATGGAAGTTGTTGCAGCCAGATTTTTGCCCACATTGCGGTGGTCAGATAGAACAGGTCTTGATTGGCTATGATGCTAAAGGCAATGCACAATACAAACCACAATGCAATGTCTGCCATTCTCAGGACCTCCCTCAGTTAATACTTGGAGGTGGAGCCGCTGGTGGTGGTAAATCATACTTGGGGAGTTGTTGGATTATTAGTAGCTGTATCAGATTTGACAATATTCGTGCGGTTGTCGCTCGTAAGACAATCAAGTCATTGAAAGAGTCTACGTTCAACACAATCAAGACTATCCTTAAAACATGGGGATTAAAGGAAGGGGTAAACTATAAAATCAACAATCTGGAAGGTACAGTAACCTTCTGGAACGATTCAGTTATCCTATTGAAAGAAATGGTTGATTTGCCATCAGACCCAAACTTTGAGCGTTTCGGTTCAAGCGAATATACCATTGCCTTTGTGGATGAGGTGTCAGAAATCTCAGAACGAGCAATTGAAGTTTTGTTCTCTCGTCTCCGTTGGAGAACACATGAGACCTTCAAAACACCTCGTATGTTCATGTCTACCAACCCTTGTATCACATGGGTCCGTTCAAGATTTGTACAAGACGATGACGGTAATCCAATTGTCTGCAAAGAGGGCGAGGCATACGTTCCATTCAGTATATTTGATAACCCTGACATCAAGTTCCGACAAACATACGAAGCGTCTCTGAACAAGATTAGAGACCGTGCAACACGTGAACGCCTCTTGTATGGTAACTGGGATTTCGTTGACACAAATATTATGGCTGCTTATAGCTCATTTGATGGCGAGAAGCATCTTGTGTCTAATCTTAGAGAAAAGGTGTATAATCCATTGAAGCCGATTGTAAACAGTTGGGACTTCAACGTGTCCCCATTTATGAGTACGCTTTCACTCCAGATTGATTATGACAACAAAAAGATATACGTCTTGGATGAAATATTAGGTAAGCCAGAAAGCAAGGAAAACAACACTCCAAAACTTTCACAAAAGGTTAGAGACAAATATTTAACCGAAAAACACACTGGAGGTCTATTAATTACTGGAGACCCTGCTGGTTTAGCACGTTCTACACAAACTGAAGATGGTGTGAACAACTATACAATTATCCTCAGCAATATGAACAATCCCATATTGAGAGCGCAAAAGAAGTTGCTCAACAAACAACCTCCGCAAGTTGCTCGATTGGAATTTGTCAATAGTTTGTTTGAAGGGTATGATGGTTGGGAAATTCTAATTGATATGAGGTGTCGTAAGTTTACAGAAGATTTGGTGTATCAGAAAAAGAATGCTGATGGCACGAAAAACAAATCTAAAGTGACCGATCCAAAGTCAGGAGTCAAGTATGAAAAGTACGGCCACTTGTCAGACTGTTTTGACTATGCACTATGTCTGTGTATAAATGAAAGCTGGCAGAAATTCCGTAGTTCGAGGAAAGTGCTTGAAACTACTGCAACACCAATTTACGGAACATTTAATTATTGATACCAATGTATAAGCGTTTTCTTAACAATAATGACTATATCGGAATAATTACCGAAGAGGCATTACTCCAGTTGATACGAGGCAAAGAAGCACGCCTTGCACAAGCAGAAGAAGCTGCTGAATCATCGATCATTGAGTATTTGATAGATAACTATGAGATTGAGCAAGTATTAGCCGTTGGAAAAAATCTGATGGAGTACAACAAGCAAATAATCTACCCGGTTGGCACGCATTTCTATCATAACGGTCAAATCTATGAAACATTGCGCTCAATCAACGGTTACAAGGCTCCGGCACCAGTTGTGTACTGGCAGGAATACACCGACTTCATTCACGATGAAAGTATTGTAATCGAATACTCTCAGTTGCGCAATTACCAACCTGGTGATATTGTGTTGCTGAATGGTACATATTATGTTTGCCTTGAACCAAACGGATTAGACTTCAATGACATTCGCATTCCTGGCATTAACGCTTGGGAAGAAGTGTTAACTTATTCATGGCAGGCCAACTTTGAATATGAGTTATGGAATGTGGTAATCTGGGAGGGTAAATTCTATGCCCTGATTAAAACAGAAGGTGCAGATTGGACCGTTAATCCATACGAGTCTGATAATTGGGGTTTGATTGGCGATTATGACCCAGAATATCAATATCAGTTCTCGGAAACTGAATATGTGGTTTACAAAGGAAAGGTGTATGCGCCTACAATGGATGTCAACGCAGACACTCTTGAAGAAGGGTACAACATTCGTGTACATGACCCACGTAACGGAAATGTAAAGAAACACATGTTACGTTTGGCGGTATATGAATTACACAAGCTCATTTCTCCAAATAACGTAAGTTCTGCTCGTATTACAGATTATGAGACATCAATCTTGTGGTTACGTGATGCTGCAAGAATGAAGATCAACCCACAAATACCACGAAAACTGGATGATGAGCATAAACCCGTTACCGAATATGCGATTGCAACATTCCAGCGGGATTATGATCCTAATAAAAATCCTTGGCAAATTTAGTTTCTTTTCTTGCTTCTTTGTGAGGGCGGGCAGCTGTGAAGTTCCCCGCCCTTTTTATTTTTACATTGCAGCCTTCATAAATGCCATCTGGAGTTTCTGCTGATTGACTATACTGTCACCATTGTAGTAATGCTCCTGAATCATTTCAATGCTGGTTCCAGCGGCCATCGCCACGTATGCAATAGGCAACCCGCTATCAAGAGCCACAGTAATGGCTGTATGGCGAAATACATAGGCATATAGGTTGTAATCCAACCCAAGTTCTTTTCCTACGCATTTGAGCCATATATTAAGTTTCTCTCGGAATTTCTTGAACAGATAGTCGGCTGTTGTGTATGCAGTTTCTTTCTTATCGTCCATAATCGGAAACACATACCCATCAACCGTCTGACCTCTATATTTGGCTATTATATCTGCCATTACTGGAGATACCGGCACTTCTACGGGTTGATGAGTTTTCTTGCGCTTGACACGTATTGTATTGGCTCTGGTGATGTCCGAATACTTCAGCTTGATTACATCACAAGGCGCGAAGAATGAATGGAACATGAATACGCAAAAGTCATGATACAGCTCCACCTGTTTGCGGTCCTTATATGTAGGCGTAAAGTTTTTCAAGTCCGCATTAAGGAATTGCTTCAGCTGTTCGGTTGTGAGTACATCGGGCTTCCTGCCATCGACACAATGCTTTTTCGGATTGTAATCGGCAAATACAAAGTCTCCTATCTGGGTAAGAGAAAACGGAACCTCATGGTCCTTACTTGCTTTACCCAGTACATTTCTGAAAGCCTTGGTTGTGCCTTTATAGCCGTCATGTTTAGCAAAGGTATGAGCAAGCCGCACACAAGCCTTGTAATCGAGTGACTGGAAGGTTAATAACGAGAATCCTTTGATGATTTTGCGACACTTGCTCAGTAGCTTAGAGTACGTCTCAAAATTACAGCCTTGTTTCGCTTTCTCGCGCACGATAATCTCTTCCAGGTATTTCTCTACAAAGTTGAACTCGGAAGCGTCTACGGCTTCTTCTGTGGCTTTCTGTGGGCTAATTATGCCGACCTGTTTGATTGGCTGGAAGTATGAGGCTACTTGACGTGCTGTAAGTTCGGGATGTTCTAATAGTAGCTTTGTGTAAGTGCTTTTGAACTCCTCCAGTGCCTTGTTGTTATCGGAGTACGAAATGGCATTGCAAGTGAATCGCTCTTTGTCTGCGTTCCAATGTCTCTCCAAATTAGGACTGCCGGTCAAAAGATGCTTGACCGATTTGTAATATCTCTCTTTTCCCTCACTTATTCTTAGGACCAGGGAACCGTCCTTAACAATGAATTTTAGTTTCACCATAGCTCTTTTCTTGTTTCGTATTTAAGAATAGAAAGATGATGAACCAATGGTTTCCGTAATACTGAAATTTTTCAATGTACACCACAATGTACACTAACCAGGTCGTTCCCTTTTTTCGACTTTTTGACTTTAACAGAATTACACAGATGCCAATGCGGTGTGTAAATCATTGTATATCAATAGTGTAAACCTGTCAAAATGTCAAATTAAGTATAACGAAAAAGGGAAGCTGATTTTCTCAACTTCCCTTTCAAGTGGTGCCACCAGGAATCGAACCGGGGACACAAGGATTTTCAGTCCTTTGCTCTACCAACTGAGCTATGGCACC